TTAAAAAAAGCAATTAAAATGTTCTTGAAGTCTATTGGAGTTACGACTCAGAATATGACACATGTTGCAGCATTTACATTTTTGGTTCCTGTTGTTGGTCATATGGCAACTTTAATTTCAGGTGGAGAATTAACTGACGGTGATTTAGATGATGTTGTAAAAAGAGTGGTTGCGTCGGGTGTGACTTATGTCTCTGCTAGTTTTCTTAAAAATATATTTAGTAAAATTTCGGAAAGGATAGGATAGCATTTTTAATTTCCTTTACGTCTTTATCACTTAAAGAAAATCTTTCTTGGTTATTTGTAAAATAGTCATCAATTAATTCTTCAATAGTTAGTCCCATAGATTTTGCAGCTCTTTTAAATCCGTAATATTGAGATTCTATTTCATGTGGTTGTAAAAAATATCCTTTTGGTGAACCCATATAATCCTCGTCGTCAAGTCTTCCTTCTTGGTCTTGTTTCAAATGTGTAAGTTCGTGAGGAATATCGTCATTTAATTTCCCCAATATAGAAAAAAGAGATTTTTCTAATCTATCAGGTACAATTGTAATTAGAATATATAGTTTCTTATCTCCCACACTATAATTAGAATTCACATCATAATCGGCACCGGATTCAATTTCATCAAAATCAACATGTCTAATGTCTAGTTCAATATCAAATTCACCCAAATTACCAAATTTGTATTGGTCTTCACCGGATAATTCGTATGGTAAATAAAACTCACCTTCTTCTTTTCTTTTCAGAATATTTGTAATGTCTTTAATTACGTTTCTAATTGCAACTCTTGGAACTTTTGCCTCTGTAATTTTTTTCTTATGGAGGTCGTATCCATCAAGAATCTCAACATCGTCAGGTATTGTCATATTTTCAACTTGTACTGAAACATTACTATCAAACACTTTAAATGTTTGACTTAGTTCACTTCCAATATACCCCATAATATAGTCCATACCATTGTTAAAATTGTATGTACCTAACATTTTTACTCTATTAAATGTTTTTCTAAGGTGGTTGGCGGCTTTAAATACACCAGCTCCTAATCCCTCAATTTTAACTATTTTAACATCAACTTGAATAACAGGATGCGGCTCTCCCATAGAGTACATGATTCTTTGACCTGTAACTTTTGCAGTAAAGTAAAATGTAAATCCTTCAAAGGTTCCTTTAGTCTTTTCATATTTAAAGACTTTATCTTTAAGAATTAAACTAGCAACTTTAAGTTGTGATTCGTTATACATTTACAAATTCTATTTTTACTTTAAGGTCCCCTTCCCCTTTTATTACTCTATGATAAACACCCATAGGAATAAATATTTTATTTTCTTTAACCAGTTTTTTTGGTAGTTCATTATCTAATTGTATATACCAATTTTCCCCTTCAATTAATTCAACAACTCTGTCTTCTCTGTCTCTATGCCAAGTATATTCACCAGAATCTGTATCAGAACTGAATGTTCTAATTTTTACATTTTCTGTTAAATCATTTTGCTCAAATGGAAGATTCATATTACCAAAAACCTGGATATGTTTTACCACCCCATAGGTGACCGTATCTGTTAATTCTGCAAGCCCAATAACCGGCAGTCATTCTGTCTTTCTTTTTTTCGCACTGGTGACGTGAGGCAAATGCCTTTCTTGCCTTTGCGTTTGACACTTTTGCAGTTAATCCTCCACTTACATCACCAAATGAAATCTTCTTTATTTTTCCTGTGGAAGGGTTTTTAACATAAACAACGTATTTCTTTCCGCCACCAGTATTTCTCATCGGTCTTCCAACCTGAACTTTTCTTCCCTTATATTCTGCTTCATTTAAATCTTCTTCAATTACAGGAATATCCAAATAAACTTCTTGACCATTAGACAATTTTGCCTTTTTACCTAAATCACTTTCAACTATTTCAACATCTTTCTCACTTAATTCAATCATACCATTCTCATAAAGGTATCTAACTTCATTAATTAAATTAAAGAATGAATCAGAATGACTTCTGAATACATTTTCAGAAAGTGGAATTTGATTTTCAATATGGTATTTTAAATTATCGGTTACATCAACATTTTCAGTTATAACCATCGATTCTCTTACTTTTGCCGCTTCTTGCAAAATTTGTTTTACTAATAAATTAATGTTTTTCATTTAGCCAATTTTTTCAACAAAAAATATAATCCAAAAAAGAATGCTGAGACGCAATAAAATATAAAAGTAGTTGTCCAGTATGAACCTGTCGAGTCCATCACCATTTTGAACAGCACGTCGAACCCAAGAGGGTTGAAGAAGGTTGCGACTACTAAAGCAACTGTCGCCAGATTCCTGTGAAGTGTCTGTTTCCAAGTTGTCATTACCCATTTATTTGGATTTAAATTTTATGTCCAATGAAGGACAATTTATCAATAATAAATACTCGAATATTTATAAGATAAACAATAATATTATGTCTACAAAATCTACAGGTGCTTCAAAAATAACTTTTGGTTCTAAAAAGGCTGGTAAGTCTTCGAAAAAATTCACATCAAATAAGACATCGAAGAACTACAAAAAACCTTATAGGGGTCAAGGAAGATAAAAAAATTAAACTAAAATGAGTAAAGATTCTATTAAGGGATTCTTTTCTAAAATGTTCTCCGGCAGTAGCGGCGTGTCCTCAAAAAGGGTAGTTGCGGTAATTGCTATTGTCAATATCATAATTTTTTGTTATATTGCTACATTCTTAGGCAAAACTATACCTGAGTTTATGTTTGATGGATTAGCCCTTATCTCAGGAGGTGGTATGGGTCTAACAGCTATGGAAAACATATTTAGTAAAAAGAAAAATAAAAATGAAGATGACATACCTCCAACTGAATAATTTATGAAAATGATACAGATATTAAAAAAACATTGGTACATTTTGGTAATTCTACTTCTTGTATTTTTACTTTGGTATAATTTCAAGAATCGTTACCGACTAATCGAAAACATTGAGGTTGAAAGGTCTCAAGTAATTAAGGACCTGAGAGACTCAGTAAATCTTTTGGTGGATAAAAATATAAAAGTCCAAGCAAAGTACGACGAACAACAAACATTATTAATTCAAAACATAACAACAGAAAATGAAAAAATTATTACAAAAATTGTTAATATCCCTCGCTATAGTGATAAGCAGCTTGACAGCCTATGGTCAACAACCTCTGATGCCCAAGAGGATAGTATACCAAGGGGATACTGGGATATTCTTAACAAAAAGACAGGAGGCAGAAGTATTAAAGAACTTGGCGTACAAGGAGTATTACAAGACAAACCTTGATTCAATGTTCAAGTTTGCAGATAACTGCACCGAGGCACTTTTATTGTCTCGTGAGGCATTCTTTGGTCTATACGACAATTATAATAAATTGGAAGATGAGGCACATGTTCTCGAGGATACTTTAGCTCAAGCAAAATTTGAGAAGAAATTAGCAGTTGGAAAAGCCGAACAAGAAAAAAATAAAAGAGTAGTTTGGAAAAGAATTGCAATCGGTGAGGGAATATTAATCGCCGGTGCTATCACAGGAGTTGTTACAGGAGCTTGGGTTCCTGTAGTAGCTGTTGTTGTTGTCGCCGAAATGGCAATTATTTTAAACAAACAAGCTCCGAAAATAAGTGCTAAAAATTTGTTCTTTAAACCCTAATAAAATTTATTTTTAACCAACGACAAACGGTGGATTAAATTTTTGATAAGACCTTTAGTGTATTTTTTATTTTTACACTTTTTAGAACAAAATAGATTTTCAAAATTGGAAATGAGTTTTTCACAAGCTTCAAAATGTGACCTTGTTTTGGACGAGTCAATACATTTGTTTATCTTAATATAGTGGTCATTCATAGACAAAATATATTAATTAAAATTTAAAAAAGGGAATTTTTTTAAAAAATAATCAACCATTAGGACAACCTCCTTTTCTCCGCAATTAATCTTTCTTTGATTTGAGAACTCAGATATCCATTTTTTTGATATGTCAGTTAACGATTCTTTAAAACTTTTACCACTAACCCCAATCATATAATCTCCGTTAAATAATTCCTGATTAGTTTCATTTACTAACATAAAACTAATTTCTTGTTTAAGTGGAGAAGTTTCTTGACAAAACTTTAAAAATTCTTTGATTGATTCAAACTTTTGTAAGTTAAATGTACTATTATTTTTAATGTTAATTTTCATAATTAATCTAAAAAATTTGATTTAAGTTTAATCCAGGGAACGGCTCTTTTTTGGAACATAGTATAAAATAGTTCTGAACCAAGTGATGATAAGTTACCAAAACTTTCATTATATTCTAAAGCCTCTCTAACACTCCATTCCACATAAACACTAAATGATGGAGCCCATCCTTCTGAGCCAAAGGACTCTTCAAATTCTTCATCATCAACATTCACTGATTTGATGCATTTGTATTTTCTTTTTAAGACACTTCCAAAAATTTTTTGAAATTGTTCTTTTTCTTTACTATATTTCATTACAGAATGGATAGGAGAATATTACTTGAGTATTATTTAAATAAATATATTACATCTCAATATAATCTAATAGAAAGGATTGATGTTGTGTCATTAAAATATATTGAAGACCGTATAGATGTCGACACATTAATCATTGTAGACTACGAAACATTTAATACAAAATTTAAATTAACAGAGTCACTACAGGAACTTTTTGTTTTGGATTATAAAATACCTCAAACCTTTCTGCAAGCTCCAATCTTCAAAGAGAATACCGAAATAAATTTTGACAAAATTAAAAAAGACATTAAACACTATATAAAAATTGTGGTTAATAAAAGAATTAATTTATTTAAAATGGATTTGAAACTTGAAAAAGCATATTCAAACAACTATAAATAAAGTACATAAAAGAGAACTAAATGAGTTATTTGGGAAAGAGTCAAAAGTTATTGTTGAGGATTTTACATATTCAACAAACGGGAAATTCTTCTCTTGTTCCGTTACACTTTATGTTGAAGATGTTGATAAGCATCTCGATTTATTTCCTTTTGCTCTTGAGCAACTTGTAATGGATTCTTTTAGATTATTTGCATTAGGTAAAGAATTACAAATAACATCATCAATAAAACAAATAGAAAATGGCTCATCCAGTTGAACATGCAGAATCCTCAGTTAAAATTTGGGGTGGAAAAGTTGAAGATTATTTACCCATGCATAATTGGCTTGATGAGACAAAGGGATGGATTTGCCATTCAATTCATAGAATGTTCCGTCATCACTCTGAAGGTATATTTGAAATGGAAAAGATATTTGGTCAATCATTTATTAATTCTGATGGTAAAGTAGTTTACACAAGATATGTTGGGGAAATGCATGTTAGGGAAGATTGTGATGGGTATGTCCCAACTGCAAAGGAGTGGATTGAGTCTTTGGAAAATAAAGAAAGACCTAAGTGGATGATGAAGACAATGAAACTAAACAAAGACAAATAATATTTATTGATATGGAAATACAATTAACACCTGAGGAAAAGAAATCCTTATCACAATATTTTATCTATATTAGAAGTTTTGGGTCGACCACTGCAAATGCGACTTGTTATTTTGAATACGGTAGTTTCACTTATGGAGGTAATGTTTATACAAATGGAAGAATAATTGAAAAATTCAAACCAGTTGAGTTACTAATGGAAAGAATATTAAATGATATTGACCCTGATGATTTTGATAATGATGAATTTCACGACCAGGATGACCTTGATTATTTCTCAATAGATTTTGATTTTGATTGTTTAAATAAAACAATTGATGTTAATTGTAATTTCACTGTTCGTGGTCATGAAGATACTGGAAGTAGTGGAGAAATTCCTGAAGAAGTTTTTGATGAAATCTTTAAAGAATATTCTGTAACTGAAATAATTTGCACATATAATGGTGGTGGAGATAGTGGATATATTGATAGTGACATGGAACTTGGTAGAGACACTGTTCCGACAACATCAGGTATTGAGGATTATTGTTATACTGTTCTTGAAGACTTTAGTGGTTGGGAAATCAACGAAGGCTCTCAAGGGAACATATTCTTTAACTTAAAAAATAAAGAATATTCGGTTAATCACGAATGGAATACCGAAGAGCCTCGCAGTTTTAGTATTTTAGAAATTAAAATTTAGAAAACCTGAATTGTTCTTTGTGGTCTGTCGTCACCAAAATTAGGACAGAAATAAACATTGTTTCCATCGTGATAGATAGTTCCACCTACCCCATTTGGGATTTTGTGTTTTTCGTGGAATTTCTCACCCAAATCAAGTTGGTAATTTCCATCGTGAACTAAGAAACATTGATTTTCATATCCGCAAGTATATTGCTGGTCTTTATTCTTGTGTCTCATAAATTCATCAAAAGACATTACATATCTTGCATTTTCATTCATAAGTCTTTTAACAACTCTATCTAATTGACTTTCTGTAAGTTTAATTTCTTTTCCCATAATTTATAAATAGTTTGAATATTATATTTTACTTTTTAAATGCTGCGTAAACATTATATCCGTCAGAGCTCGAGGTTACTTTTCTCGTACCAACAAGTGTAGGTTCATAATCAATACCCAATTGTGTTTGAGCATCCTCTCTTGCTTTTTTGAACGCAACTTCTCTATCATCAGACTTTGAATTAACTAGAATATCATATGGGTCCGTTGTTTTTAATTGTTCAAAATATTGAGTAACTTCTTGTGGCGCATTTCCTAACTGTTGGTCAGCAGTTGTGCTATTAATTACTGATGTTTCAGAACCTTCTTCTCCTCCCTCTGATTTACATTTTCTTATATGTTCTCTTTTTTCTTTTCCCTTTAGTCCTTTAGCCTTTGCTTCAGCTCTACAATTTCTTCTTTTTGTTCTTTTTTCTTTTCTTGTTTGTCCATCTTCAGTTGGAGTGTTTTCTTCATCTGATTCGGCATTTACACCTCCCTCAGATTTACATTTTCTCATGAATTCTCTTCTTTCTTTTGTAAATCTTTTTAATCCTTGATTTTTTGCCTCAGCTTTACAATCTCTTCTTATTTCTCTTTTTGTTTTAGGTTCTTCGTCAGATGTGGTTGTTACAGGAACAACTGCAGGTTCAGTTGATGTGGTGTCAGTTGCCGCAGGTTCAGTTGATGTGGTGTCAGTAGTATCAGTTGAAGTAGTATTAGTATTTGTCGCAACTGAGGCCTCGGCCTTTCCTGGTATTGTAATAACCTCGCCAACAAAAATCCAATTATATCCACAATATCTTCCGCAGTTTGGTTGTCCTGACCTTAAAGTATCTTTGTTCTCTTCCCATATATCCATCCATTTAACACCAAAAGCCTTTCCTATTTTGGAAAGAGTATCTCCCTTAACGATTGTGTATTCGCCTGTAGAAGGGTTCCAATTACCACCCAATCCACTTGGAGCAGTGTCTTCATTAATTAATGAATTATTTTTTTGTTCTGATAGTGTAAGTCCTCTGTTATAGTTTAACAAATATTTTATTTGGTCAATCTCTTCATTCAATAAATTTTTCATGTAAAAACTTTTTTTTATAAATATCTTTTTTTTAAAAAAATTTGGAGGGTATCACTAAAACAACATATATTTGTAGAATAAATCCAAAACAAAATGAAAAATACAATTCTCACCATCGCTCTTGTTTTTTTGAGTTTTATCTCTAATTCACAAGTTATCACTGTATACTTGGATACTTGTCAATTTTTTGAACACCCAGTACTGATGAGTACTCCCCAAGCAATTCGCTCAGGTAAATTGGTTTACAAAACTTTGCACGAAAACAAACCAAATTATGTTGTAAAATTTGATTTGAATAATAAAATTGAAACCCACAGTGGATTTGATTGTAAAATTATCAAAATCAATCCGAGTAGTAATATTTTGGATGTTGAGGTAAATGAAGGACCAAGAATTTCACTTACGGTTTTGGGTGAAACAGAAGAGGGTGGAATTATGTACATTTACGAATACAGAGATGGTGACTTGATGAAAGGATTTTTCAGTAAAGACCCAGTGTTTACTGTTCAGTAATTTTGTCAAATAAAAAAAGGGACTTAGGTCCCTTTTTTTATTTATGTTTAAAAATTTTACCCTTTACCTACACACCATCCAAGAGCTATCGCTCTATTTTTAGCGATAGTTAAAGATTTATCATTTAAAAGTGTTAGATTCATATTTTTACCCCTACATAAATCATTAAGATTATAATTTTGAGCAATTTTGTCCATATCGGCATAAACTTGTTTTATTTTCTTCACAGGTTCAGAATCAACGTCCGCACCTGGTTTTTCAGGTAACTCAGTACCTTCATAAGAATAGCCTAACTGATTTGCCATTGTAACATCATATTTTCTAGTATCTGACGTACTTTCCGGACTAGTTCTAGGAACACCCCAGTTTATAAACTGATTTAAAGATTCTGCATTTTTAATATTTTCAATTTTATAAGTTTTACCATTTATTTCCGGTCCACTTGGTTGTTGTGGAGGTGTCGTCGTTTCTTGTTCACTTAAATAATTTTTTTTTGTCGCATTTTCATGCATTTCTAAAATCCTTTTCTTTTCGGATTCATCTATCTTAAATAATTGTCTCATACTTTTGATTTTTTTATATAAATACTTCATTATTTAGTATATTTGCATCTATGAATATATTTTTTTTAGACTGGGATGTTAATAAATGCGCAAAAGACCATTGTGACAAGCATGTGGTTAAAATGATACTTGAAACTGCTCAGTTATTGTGTGGTGTCCATCATATTACCCCCCAAGTCACCCCCCAAGTACCGTATAGGTTATCACATAAGAATCACCCCTGTTCAATATGGACCAGGTCCTCATTAAGCAACTATCTTTATCTTTGTGAACTTGGACTCGCCCTTTGTAAAGAATACTCTAATAGGTACGGAAAACGACATAAATCACAGGATGTTATTGAGTGGTGTCTAATAAATAAACCAAAAATTCAAGACATAGGTTTTACCGAGCCCCCAAAGGCAATGCCCGATGAATATAAAGTATCTGATGTTGTAGAGTCATATAGAAATTATTATCGTGGAGCAAAGATGGGATTTGCGGTATGGAAAAATGGTCATGAACCTCATTGGTTAAAAAATATTTTGGCGGAAGAAGAAGTTTGACGTATATTTGTATCACAATTAAAAACCCTCACAATTATGAAAAACCCATTTAAAGCATTTTTGATTTTTCTAGTATTCATTCTATTAATTCTTCTTCTCGGTTCTTGCTCTACAAGTCATCGTGGATATAATTACAAGGCTCATCACAAGAAATCAACTCAAGTAATGAAGAAAACTATGCGTGTAAACCGTGGTCACGGAATGCTAGACCACCAATGCACAAACCGTCGTAAATAAACCATTGTCGCTTGTTGATATATTGGAAATAGTTTAATATAATTAATAAAAATAAAGAAAAATGACACAAATTACAAATGGAAGCAGTGTTTCCGTGAACTACACTGGCCGATTGGAAGACGGCACAATCTTCGATACTTCTCTTCATGAGGGT